CTCAATGAGAACACAGTCCGCATTGCTGACTACTACTACATTGATTATGACCGTGCTACATTGAATCTGTATCCTGGCAACTTAACAGCGTTTGAGGGTACGCCCGAAGACAAACAATTTAAGGCAATCTATGGAAAACCTAAAAAATCTCGTGAATCTGATCGTGTCAAAGTTAAATACTGCAAGATCAACGGCTATGAAATTCTTGAAGAGCGTGATTGGGCGGGGAAATACATCCCAGTAGTCCGCGTTGTTGGCAATGAATATGAGGTTGATGGGCGCTTGTACCTGTCTGGCCTAGTCCGAAATGCAAAAGATGCACAGCGGATGTACAACTACTGGGTATCTCAGGAAGCTGAGATGCTGGCACTTGCACCCAAAGCCCCATTTATCGGTTACGGTGGTCAGTTTGAAGGCTACGAGGACAAGTGGAAGACCGCAAACACAACCAATTGGCCTTACCTAGAGGTAAATCCTGATGTGACTGACGGTTCTGGCTCTGTTTTGCCATTGCCACAACGCGCCCAGCCCCCAATGGCATCCAGCGGCCTGCTGCAAGCCAAAGCTGGCGCTTCTGAAGACATTAAATCGACAACTGGTCAATATAACGCTTCTTTGGGCATGGGAAGCAACGAACGCTCAGGAAAAGCAATTCTTGCGCGTCAGCGTGAAGGTGATGTAGGTACTTACCACTACGGCGACAACCTTGCCCGTGCGGTGCGCCACATTACTCGCCAAATTGTTGACCTTGCACCCAAGATTTACGACACACAGCGCGTGGCTCGGATTATCGGCGAAGACGGCGAAACCGACATGGTCAAGATTGACCCCATGCAGCAAGAACCAGTTAAGAAAATTTTTGATCCTATGAACCCATCGGTGGTTATAGACAAAATTTACAACCCTTCCGTGGGTAAGTACGATGTGGTGGTGTCAACAGGGCCAGGCTACGCAACCAAGCGCCAAGAGGCACTTGAAGCAATGGCGCAGTTGCTGCAAGGCAACCCCCAGTTGTGGCAAGTGGCTGGCGATCTGTTTGTCAAGAACATGGATTGGCCCGGCGCACAGGAAATGGCAAAACGCTTTGCCAAGACCATCGACCCCAAACTCATGGAAGACGGTGACAAGTCACCAGAGTTGCAGGCTGCTGAACAACAGATGCAGGCAATGGGCGCTGAGATGGATCAGATGCACCAAATGATTACCAATGTCGGCAAGTCGATTGAAATGCAAGACATGAAGCGCAAGGACTACGAGGCCGAGATCAAAGCCTATCAAGCCGAGACACAACGCATTAGCACAGTCCAAGCCAGTATGTCACCAGAGCAGATTCAAGACATTGTGATGGGTACAATCCACGCAGCAATGGATTCTGGCGATATTGTGAACGGATCACCAGAAATGCGTGAATCCGCAGAAATGCCTGAGATGCCTGAGATGCCAATGGAACAACAGGGTATAGAGCAAATGCCACCACAAGGAATGCCAAATGAAATGCAATGATTTTATGGGAATGCTATTCCTAGCCCGTGATGTGACCCACAGTGTTCACTTGAACACCCGCAGTTATTCCAAGCACGTTGCGCTCAATATCTTTTATGACCGTATCGTTGGCGCTGCCGATGACTTTGCCGAGGCTTACCAAGGCAGGCACGGTATGATTGGGCCAATTAGTCTGATGTCTGCCAAGAAAACGACCAATGTGATTGAGTTCTTGCAAGACCAGCTTGACGAGATCGAGAAGTGCAGATATGAAGTGGTTGACAAATCAGACTCATCCCTGCAACAATTGATTGACAACATTATTGAAATCTATCTCCGCACTTTGTACAAACTGCGCTTTTTGGCGTAAAGGATTATTATGGCAAACTATATGCAACTCGCAGCTACCAAACAAGTTAAAGTTGGTGCTGGAAAACTTTACGGTATCTTTGTTTCTGCGTCTTCAAGCGGCACTTTGACAATTTACGACTCTGGCGCATCTAGCACCAGCGATCCTAAGATTTCTGACACAATTGCTGTGTCAGCGGGTACAAATTATTTGAATTTTCCCGTAGGTCTATTTTTTAACAAAGGCTTATATGTAGTGCTTGCTGGTACTTCCGCAGCATTTACAGTAGCATACGAATAATCAAAAAACCGTATCGGCGAGGTTCACCGAGGAATCTAAGGATTCATTGAAATGACTGAAGAAGTCCAAAACCTAGCGGAAGTTGACTCCGTGCCAACACCAAGTGAGACGGCCTCACCGGAAGTTGTAGAAGTTACGCCGGAGACACCAGAGGTAGTCAGCAAGTCATTCTCGCAAGAGGAACTTGATGCTGCAATTGGTAAACGCCTCGCAAGAGAGCAACGTAAATGGGAACGAGAGCAAGCAAATCGCCAAGCGGAAACGCAGGTGATGAAAGCTGCACCAACGGCAACCGTTGACCAGTTTGAAAGCCCTGAAGCCTATGCGGAAGCATTGGCCTATTCAAAGGCTGAAGAATTGATCGCTAGACGAGAAGCCGCCAAGCAGCAATCGCAGGTTCTTGAGAGTTATCACGAGCGTGAGGAAGAAGCGCGGAGCAAATACGAGGACTTTGAACAAGTTGCGTATAACCCCAAGCTGACAATCACAAATGTGATGGCAGAGACGATCCAATCTTCGGATGTTGGCCCCGACTTAGCCTATTGGCTTGGGACTAACCCCAAAGAAGCAGACCGTATTTCCAGAATGTCGCCACTCAGTCAGGCAAAGGAAATCGGAAAGATTGAGGCTAAATTAGCTTCTGACCCTCCGGTGAAAAGATCAACGTCTGCGCCAGCACCTATTTCGCCAGTTAATGCCCGATCCTCTGGATCACCAGCACTTGACACTACCGACCCACGCTCTATCAAGAGCATGACAACCTCGGAGTGGATTGCGGCTGACAGGGCAAGACAGATGAAAAAGTGGCAGTCACAGGCTAACCGCTAACTTTTTTAAGGACTTTTAAAATGTCAAACAGTATTCTAACGATCGACATGATCACCCGCAAGGCTCTCGAAATTCTTGAGAACAACCTTGTTTTGACCCGCAATGTAAACCGCCAGTACGATGACAGCTTCGCTGTTGAAGGTGCGAAGATCGGTTCAACCCTGCGTATCCGTTTACCTGACCGCGCTTTGGTCACTGACGGTGCTGCCTTGCAAGTGCAAGACGACAACGAGCAGTTCACCACATTGTCTGTAAACAACCAAAAGCACATTGGTGTCAACTTCACATCTGCTGAATTGACCATGCAGTTGGATGACTTCGCAGAGCGTGTTCTCAAGCCTCGTATCAGCCAATTGGCATCTTCTATTGATGCTGACGTTGCTAATGCGTACAAAACCATCGGTAACACCGTTGGAACACCCGGCACTACTCCATCAACTTCTTTGGTCTTGTTGCAAGCCCAGCAGAAATTGAACGAAAACGCTGCTGTGATGTCCCCACGTTACGCAACCGTAAACCCTGCTGCTAACGCTGGCTTGGTTGAAGGCATGAAGGGTCTGTTTAATCCAACAGATACCGTTAGCCGTCAATTCAAGAACGGCATGATGGGCGCTGGCGTATTGGGCTTTGATGAAGTCAATATGTCTCAGTCTATCAAGCAACACACTACTGGTTCACGCAGCGCAACTGCATCCACATTGGTTAAGACCCCTGGCGTTACTTCCGAAGGTGCATCAACCATTCTGTTGGAGCAAGGTTCTGTAACTACCACCATTAAAGCTGGTGATGTGTTCACTATCAGTGCTTGCAATGCAGTCAACCCACAGACCCGTGAAACCACTGGTTCTTTGTTCCAATTCGTAGCTTTGGCTGATGCCACTGCTGTGTCTGGTACTTGGACTGTGACTGTTGCTCCTATGTACTCTGCAAATACTGCTTTGGCTACTATGGATGTCTTGCCTGCAACTGGCGGCACTGTGACCTTTGTTGGTACTGCTTCTACTGCTTATGCACAGAACTTGGTCTACCACAAAGATGCGATCACCTTCGCCACTGCTGACTTGTTGCTGCCTCAAGGCGTTGACATGGCTTCTCGCGCTGTTCATAACGGTATTTCCCTCCGGGTGGTCCGGCAATACGATATTAACAATGACAGAATGCCTTGCCGTATTGACGTTTTGTACGGTTACAGCACCATCCGTCCACAGATGGCTTGCCGTATCTGGGGCTAAACAAATGGGGCTTCGGCCCCGTTTCTCGTATTAACATTCTTAAAGGAAATTATCATGGCTACATTACCTAACGGCGCAAGCGGTTATCAAGTTGGTGACGGCAATCTTGGCGAAATCAGTTTTTACAACACTAGCGCACCCGTTGCATTGGCTGGCGCGGCTGTCACTATCACCGCAGACAACTTGGCTGCTGGTGTATGCACTATGGACTCAGGCGGCACAGATGCTGGCGCTTATGTGTTCCCAACAGGTGCATTGCTTGACGCTGCGTTTTCTAGCCTTAAAGTTGGCTCGACATTTGACTGCTCGTTTATCAATATTGGTGACAATGCAGCAAATGACGTAGTTTTTACTGCTGGCACGGGCAACACCCTTGTTGGTAACGACACGATCCAAGATTCGCTGACTAAAACCAGCAACACATCTGGCACGTTCCGTTTCCGCAAAACTGGTGAAGCAGCGTACTCAATCTATCGCGTTGGCTAAACTTAATGGGGGCTTCGGCCCCTGTTTTTAAAGGAATAAATTATGCCTACAAATAGCAAACCCATCGGCGTTGCGTATGAAGACCCGCAATTGGATGGCGCAATCATGGGTAAATCGGGAGGAACTGCTGGTTTCTACGGTACAACTCCTGTGGCTCAAGGCGCTGCCTTGACTGCTCAGTTGACCTCAATTACCAGCACTGCACCCGGTACACCTGATTACGCAATTCAAGATTTAACTCAAACTACCCCTTTTGGCTTTGTAACTAAAGACGAAGGTAATTCAGTTTTGTCCGTGATTGCCAACTTGCAAGCCCGTCTTGCTCAAGTTGAATCACGCCTTGAAACTGTTGGTTTGATTGCGTCTAACTAAATAAAAGGGGGCTAATCACCCCCTTTTTCCTATGAACATTTATCTTTCTCATCCCGTACACGGACGCAAAGTTGCTACTATGGAACTTGAAGCCGTTTATGATGAAACAAACGGCTGGACGCGGTATACTCTAGATACGCCCTCGGAATCCGAAGATGCGGCCCCTGTGAATGCACTGGGAACAAAGCGCAAATATGTTCGCAAAGTAGAAACTGAGACTGCAACCGAAGGGATTTAATTATGGCAACCACCGCTGGCGATCAAATCAATCGGGCGCTTCGGCTGCTCGGCGTGCTTGCCGAAGGTGAAACGCCATCCGCATCGGTATCGCAAGATGCACTGACTGCGTTAAACCAAATGATTGACTCGTGGAATACAGAACGTTTGTCTGTATTCAGCACCCAAGATCAAATCTTTACATGGCCTGCTGGTGAAATCACTCGCACACTTGGCCCAAGTGGTAACTTTTCAGGCAATCGTCCAGTCCTGTTTGACGATGCCACTTATTACCGTGATCCCGGCACAAACGTGTCATTCGGTATCAAGTTTATCAATCAGCAACAGTACGATGGCATTGCTGTTAAGACTGTAACTTCCACTTACCCGCAGGTCATCTTTGTCAACATGACCTACCCTAACGCTACGATGACGGTGTACCCCAAGCCCACACGAGATTTGGAGTGGCACTTTATTTCGGTTCAAGAACTAACTAATCCAGCCACTTTAGTGACCAATTTGACATTCCCACCGGGCTACCTGCGTGCGTTTGTCTATAACTTGGCAATGGAGATTGCGCCCGAGTTTGGCGTTGAACCCAGCCCCCAAGTGACCCGTATTGCCATGACTAGCAAGCGCAACTTGAAACGCATCAACAACCCTGATGACATCATGTCCATGCCCTACTCTCTCATAGCAACTCGTCAACGGTTTAACGTCTATGCGGGTAACTACTAATGCAAACACCGATTCTGGGCGCGTCTTATGTCGCACGCAGTGTCAATGCTGCGGATAACCGACTTGTAAACCTTTTCCCAGAGGCTACCGCCGATGGGGGTAAGACTGCGGGGTTCTTTAACCGTGCGCCGGGGTTAGAGTTCTTGCAGACCATAGGCACAGGCCCAATTCGGGCGTTGTGGGCGCACCAGACCAACGGCAGCGACTTCTATGTCGTGTCGGGCAATGAGTTCTACAAAGTCACAGGAATGACCGCCACGCCTACTTTTTTGGGCAATGTGACTGGTACTGGTCAAGTGTCGATTGCTGACAATGGCACACAGATGTTCTTGGCTTGCAACCCTGACAGCTACATCTACAACGAAGTCACCAACATATTCCAGCAAATCACCGATCCTGACTTCCCCGGCGCAGTGACGGTTGGCTACTTGGACGGCTACTTTGTGTTCAATGAACCTGACAGCCAAAAGGTCTGGGTGACATCTTTGCTTGACGGTTTGTCAGTTGACCCATTAGATTTTGCCAGTACAGAAGGCTCACCCGATGGACTGGTAGCCATCAATGTAGATCACCGCGAAGCGTGGATGTTTGGCACTGATTCGATTGAAGTCTGGTATGACGCTGGACTGGCTGACTTTCCTTTAACGCGCATCCAAGGGGCTTTTAACGAAATTGGGTGTGTGAGTGCATTCTCTGTGGCAAAGCTGGACAATGCCCTATTCTGGCTCGGCACAGATGCCCGTGGGCAGGGAATCGTTTACCGCGCCAACGGCTACACTGGCGTTAGGGTTTCTACCCATGCCATTGAGTACGCTATTGCCCAGTACAGCAACATCTCGGACGCAATTGCCTACACCTACCAGCAAGAAGGCCATGCTTTCTATGTACTGACATTCCCCACTGGCAATGCCACTTGGGTCTACGATGTGTCCACACAGGCATGGCACGAGCGTGCTGGGTGGGACAACGGCGAATTTACTCGTCACCGCAGCAATTGCCAATGCAACTTTGGCGGCAACACCATTGTTGGCGACTTTGAAAATGGCAACATCTACAAGATGAGTTTGGATGTCTACGCTGACAACGGCGATGTTCAAAAGTGGTTACGGTCATGGAGAGCATTGCCAACAGGCACAAATAACCTCAAACGCTCGGCACAGCACAGCCTTCAACTAGATGTGGAGTCGGGTACTGGGTTAGTCACAGGCCAAGGAGATGACCCTGAAATTATGCTTCGTTGGTCTGATGATGGTGGTCACACATGGTCTAGTGAGCATTGGTCAAAAATGGGCAAGATTGGTGAATACTTCAAACGGGTGTTTTGGCGGCGTTTGGGCATGACCCTCAAGCTGCGTGACCGTGTTTATGAGGTGTCTGGCACTGATCCAGTCAAGATGGTTATCGTGGGTGCTGAACTAATCGTTAGCCCGACAAATGCCTGAAAATCTCAATATAACAAGCATCCCCTCGTCACGAGTCGAATTTGTCGATTCTCGGACGGGCCTGATGTCGCGTGAGTGGTATCGGTTCTTTCTCAATATTTTCAATTTAACAGGCGGCGGCAACAACCAGACATCATTGGATGACTTGCAACTCGCGCCTCCTTTTGTGCCGTCTATTAGCGGCGGCGGTTCAGGCACGGTCACATCGGTGGATGTATCAGGCGGCACAACGGGGCTGACCACTACTGGTGGTCCAGTCACCACTAGCGGCACTATTACCCTTGGTGGCACATTGGCTGTGACTAACGGTGGTACTGGGGCTACGGTGGCTACGGGCGCTCCATTTGCGCTCAAAGGTGTAAACACAGATATTTCTTCAATTGGGCTGACAACTGGAACAATTACAACTAGCCCTGTATCTAGCAGTGATATTGTCAATAAGTCCTATGCCGACAGTATTGCCACAGGTATCAATTTCCATCCAGCGTGTAACTACGCAAGCACGGCTGCTTTAGCGGCAAATACTTACAACAATGGCAGTAGTGGTGTTGGTGCAACTCTGACGGCTAACACCAACGGAACTCTAACCATTGATGGGTACACCTTTGTCGTGGGTGATGTTGGTAAGCGCATTTTGGTCAAAG